TTCACTCTAAATGATCTCCACGCATTCTTATCCAAAGACCATACAACAAGATGATCCGATTTTGGATCATATGCTTCTATAATTATTGGCATGTCAGGTGCTACTTCTTTTCAAAGTGTGCAGGGCATTACTCTCACTTCACCAGTATTGATTTTTGTAAACTCGACAGTTACTGAACTTTGTCTGGCTGCTGCCAGAAACTTACTCGCATCAAACATAATGTATCCTTATAAAGTTGTGATTTCAAATTTTCTATATTTACAACCAGCAGAGCATTCAAGATAGTCTACGTCCTGGCCTGTCGTTGTAAAGGTCAATTCTCCTAGAGAATAGGGGTAGAGGTCAACGAATTGTACCTCAATGTTTGGATTCATTGCGCTATTGTTAATTATTAACGTAGCGTCACTGAAAACCTTAGTGTCGCTCATTGGAGAAGTCTTTTGATTCTCCCATGCAGTCTTAGTTTGTTCTATGTCATCAGTCCTTGCAAACGACTTCATCCAATTGAGCAGTTCGAGATAGTTAGCCATGTTTTCATCAACTCTGAATGTGAAAGTCAAATCACCAAACTCTAACTTATCACCAGGATATGGTAACCTTGAGAAAGGAGTATTGATTTCTAGCTCAGGAACACTAACATTTGGTAATGTAATGTTTTGGATAAAGAAGTTGACTGTAGGGAGCTTCTTGATCGTAAACTTAAAACCAAGTTGTGAAAGGAAGTTAGTATTCGTTGGTTGATAAACTTTTGCCATGTACTATTTATCTCTTATTTTTCATTCACAAACTCATTGAATTGTTTTGCAATATCAATGACGTCTTGTACAGCAACAGTCCTCAAAGGCATTTCCTTTTTAGATTCAGGATGATTATCATTCCATGAATATATGGTCTGTCTCTCATTCTCAATGTTGTTGATTAGAATACCTTCTGCAAGGCTTAATAGATCGGCTCGAATTTCGAAACCTGATTTTCCGTTTGACATAATTTTCTCCTTGTGTGTCAGTGTGATGTCGTGCGCTACCCTTAAGTAGCGCCAAGAGCTTTCTTGGTTAAGCAAGATAGACTTACCTCCGACAGTGCAGTATTATACTGCATTTCTATTTATATGTCAACAGATAAAAAAAGAGGAGCCGAAGCTCCTCTTAAAACGTAATGTTTTTATTGTTATTACATTAAGTTAGTAACTAGTACTCTTCTGTAATATTCGTTAGCGTTGTGTACTAAAGCGCCATTAGATGCTAGTGCAGTAGTTCCTCTCGCAAATGGGTTCTCAACTACGCCGTAACGAGTTTTGAATCCAATTTTTGGTTGGAATGTATCTTCACCAACAGCTCTCACCATTTGTAGTGGAACGTATGGGCAATAGAACAGACCTGCATCAAATGCAGATGATCCTTTGTAGCCAACTGTCATGTAGTGTGAACCACTTTGAGCAGCGAAGTAAGGATCGATGTACACTTTGATTCTGCCATTTAGAACACCAACAAATGTTGCACCAGTATCATCTACTGCTAAGTTGTTGCTGTTAAGAGCAGGAGTGTAATCAAGAACGCCAGCCATTTGTAGAGCAGAAGCAACATCAGAAGAAGTGATTAGGATGTTACCTTTTCCTCTTCTTGTTCCTTTTGCAATAGCGTTAGCTTCTCTTTCGATTTGGAACATAAGTCCTTTGAACTTCTCAACCATCCAACGACCGTTTGAGTCAGTGTCTAAGTCAAAAGTACCTTGGGTTGTTGTGTGCTGATCAGCACCTGGTTTTGCAACCAAGTTAATTGTTCTTACGATCTCTCTGTTGATTTCTGCTAAGATTTCTGTAGAAAGAATGTTAGACAATTCTGTTTCAGCGTCAAGACCATGAATTGCTTTAAGGTCTTGAGCAAGTTCCATTGAGTACTCAGCTTTTAGAGCTCTGGATTTAGCTTCAACAGAGATTTTCTCGATTGAGAAAGCCATTTCTGGGAAAGCTGTGTTACCAGATGAACCAAGAGCTTCAGCTTGAGCTGTAGACATACCTTCTGCGAAGTTGTATGTTGAGCTGTTACCTGTTGGTAGTACGCCTTCTTGGGATTGACCAAGAGTGTTGTTACCAGAACCAGCAACGACAGTTGAGAACTCAGTGTTAGCCTCGTTATAGAAAGCCTAGGCACCTGCTTGAGATGCATATCTGCTTCTCATTGCAAAGATCAAACCTGTAGGTCCAGTCATAGGCTGAACACCACATAGATCGTATGCAAGTAGGTTTGGCATAGCTCTTCTAACGAGAGAAATTAACACAGGGTCGTAGTTGTCGATACTAGATCCAGTTGCGTTTGTAGGAGCTGCTTCTAGTAAAGAAGTAGGAGCAAATCCTCTGTTCTCTTTTAGAGATTTTTCGGTGTTTTCAAGACAAACAGCTGTTACAGACCTTCTGTGAGAGTCTGAAATATTTGGTAAATCAGCATGCTCTAGGATAGGCTGCCATTTGTTTTGAAGTTCTTCATGTAAATACATGGTTTTCTCCTGTTAATTTATTTTTTAATTGTACGCGAAATCGCGGACGCATATGCTTGCATGTTTCCAGGAAGTTTGACTTCTTCGTCGAGATCGACAGGTTCGTCATCTTCTAGGTTAACGCTTGCTGTTTTGTTTCCGAAATATGACTCTTTGAGCATTGTGATTTTCTTAGAGTAATCTTCGGCGTTATCATAATCTAGGCCTTCCGATAGAGCACGGATTTTTTCAATTTGGGTTTCGGCTAAGTCGTCAGTAAGCTCAGCAAAAATAATTCTTTGCTCTGCTTCTTGAAGTTTGTTAGCTACTTCAATTTTGCTAACTGTTTCTTCTTCTAACTTAGCTTCAAGTTCTTGAACTTTAGATTGGAGGTCTGCAAGAATGTCATTGTCCTCAGCTTCAGGAAGTTTAATTGAGTGGGCTTCCATTAGCTTAGCGATTCCTGACATGAAGTTTTCTGCAATCTCTACTTTGAGAGATGATTCTACAGCTACTTCATTTTCTTTCATCCATTCTTCAGCTACGTAATTCAAATAGTTATCGACCTTTCCAGAAAGGTCTTCTTTGATTTCTTCTACAGATTCAGCTAAAGCAGATGCGTAGTCGTCTTTGAGTTGTTCTTCGATAGAAGATACTCTAGCGTTTACAGCTGCTTCAAAAATTGTTTCTGCTTTTTCTCTGAATTCTTCTGATAGCTCTTCGCCAGCGAAAATTGCATCGATGTCTTCTTTGACACTTCCTTGTCCAGGTGTTGCAACTTTAGGTGAAGATGGCTTGTCAGATCCAGCTTTGTCTGCTTTTCTAGCAGGTGCTTTACCTTTTGATACAGAAAGCATGTCGCCGCTTGGTTCAGTTCCAGGTGTCACTGTTTTGCCACCTTGTGGTCCAGGCTGCTCTTTACCTTCTTTATCAGCAGGTCTTTTATTAGATTTGGTTGCGATAGGGTCCGCAATAGAGCTATCTTCGCCACTGGCCTTGAACTCATCAAGTTGTGTTTGGTCCTCAGCCACGGCTTCGATATCCTCGTTAGCGAACTTTCTTAGTTCATTATCGGCCATTTGTGTTTGCTCCTATTTTTAATATGTAATGAGTCTTCTATATTTATAAAAAACTATTCTGTTAGCAAAGAATCTAAGAAAGACTGGAATGCAGCTATCTTATTTTCTTGTACTTGTTTCCAATTTTTATGTCCGGCTTGCTTGATGTTTTCAATCACTCGTTGTGACCAAGAATTTGAAGCCGCATCATAAACCCAATCGACGCCTTCCATAACTCCATTTACAAATGCATTTGGAGCTGATGGATCTGCGACGATATCACCAGCAGTAGCTAGCATGAAATCATTCTGTACTTCATTAATGCCACTGCCAGCTTGTCTCAATGTTCCCATCCCACGAGATGAAACACCAAGCTGAGCACCCTCATCGATAAGAGATTTTACAATCTTACCATATGGTGTGTCCATAATCTTTGCTTTACCTACAAAGTCGTTACCTTCTTTTTTTAGGTCTTTAATCATATGAGAAACTCTTTCGAGGTTAATTGTTGGACCATCAGGATGACCCAGTTCCCCATATGCTCTGTTTGTTTTAACGTAATCGTTATTGTATCTTTCTACTTCTTTTTCCAATACTGGAACAGGATACATTCTTCCGTTTCTATTAACGATACCACCTTGCATAAAAACGCCTTCGATGAAATAGTTTTTACCACCATCTTCTTTAGCTTCTATGATTGGTTGAATTTGATCGAAAATTGTTTCTGCAATAAGTTTCATTTGTTCCCCTAAATGTATCCAATAGATGTAAATGAACCACCTGTTGCAAATATTTTATCTGATGGCTGCTTACTAAAGTAAGACACGCCAGCTGCAACAGTTGTGTTACCAATTTGTGTATTAGCACTATCAACAAGAGTTACAGTAGCTGCAGCCGTGTGGTAATGTTTAACCAACGTAGCGTTATCTACTGTGCTAGCAGCTGCAAGGTTTACACCAGCAGCAACTTCATCACCCTTGAGAATTAGGATCCTCATTAGATGAGTTCCTCTGTAATATCAAGTGCAAATTTAACAGCCTGTTCTCTGTCATTTTTTAATAGCTCATCAAACAATTCTAAGTTATCTTCGCTTAGATTGTCTCTGACAAACTCGACTGCTTCATAGACAGCTTCATCTTCGCCGTCATGGTAACTGGACATTTTGGATTTATCCTTGTTAATGTTTGTTGCTTGGAAGACAGCATCTTGCTCTTCTTGTTTTGCATAAGCAGGATGAGGAACTTTTTGAACCACATGCTTGTCTACAAACGCAGCTACTGCGTCAGACTTTGGTTGGGTATAATCGCTCTTAGGCTTTGTCCCAACGTCAGCAGATGGAATGATATCCATTTTGTTTAATTCAACGATGTCTCTAAGTCTCTTCATCTTCGTCTTCCTGTTGTTCCTCAGAATCTTCTTCTGGTTCTGAAATAAGTTCTTGGTCAGATTCATATTCATCCGACTCATCTTCAGAAGGCTCATCTATAGCAACATCTAATTCTAGTTGCTCCTCTTCACCTTCATCTTGTTCTTCTTCGGCAGGCAATTCAGGCTCTTCATATTCCTGACCTACCATTTGGTTAGCAACCTCTAAAGTCTTTTGACCAACCAAAGCTGCTAGCCTATCATTGATTCCATCATCAAACGCATCTGCAGCTTTGTTAGGCTTATCTTCAGATGCAAAATCAACAATATCTCGTGCTGTGTTATCACTCATAATATTACTCCAACTTTATTTATAAATGTTAAGTTTTACTCAGGGGGTGCAGGCGGGAATCTTGTTGAATTCACAACATCTCCGTCCTCATTTCCACCTTGATCTTCACCACCCATGTCCATATCTGGCATCATTTCTTCTTGTTCGTCTGCCTCACTATTCATTTGATCGTGAATTTCTTTAATTTCTTCATCAGTTTGTTTAAGAATATGCTTCTTAACCCATTCCTGACTAAAGTATTTACCAAGGTATGGATCCAGATTATTTACAGCATTCAATCTATCATTAAAGATTTCTAATTCTTTCAACTCAGAGAAATGATTATCTGTAACAAAATCAAATCTCATTTCTCTTCTAATAGAAGGCCAATCGTCTGGCGTAATAATGCCTTTTAATATCAATTGTTTTTCTAATGCCTTCTCAAACAATGCAGCAAATTTAAGTCTAAGTCTTGCAATGAACTTTTGAAACTTGATTTCGTCTCTTGATATTTCTGATGCTCTACCTAAACTAAATCCAGCCTCAGGCTCTAAACGTGAAACAGGAACATTCAATGCTCTGTACAATTTCTTTTGGAAGTATAAAACGTCATCCATCTCTCCTAGGTTCTGACCTGCTGGGAGAGTAGTAATCTCTGTACCTTTACCACCTTCTCTTCTTGGCAACCAATAGTCCTCTAACATTGTCATGAACTTTCTATCGTCTCTAAGTTCACCTGTTGTTGCATCATAGACCAATCTATTCTTGTGCTTGGCCATCATGTCTCTGAGGTATTGTTCTGCTTTTAGTTTTGGAAGGTTACCAACATCAATATAGAATATTCTTCTTTCTGGCGCTCTTGATATTCTGTAAATTACTGTAGCGTCTTCTAATACTCTTAGTTGGTTTAATGGTTTGATTGCTTTATGTAGATGAGACAATACCATTTTATTGTCTTCACTCATAAGACCAGAAGTTGTGTGAAGTATACTATCTTTTGCTATCTTAAGCCCTTGAGTAGTATTCTGAGCGGGGTTCACCATTCCTGGACCGCTTTTATATCCTTTCTCGTTGTACAGATAATATTCTTGTTTTGTTTTGTTTAGAGTAAACTTATTCGTACCTTGACCAGATGCCTTCTTATCTACGACTCTAATCTTTCTAATCTTTCTTGGATCAATGTATCTAAGTTCTTTAATGCCAGACTTGACATCTTGTTCATCTATAATAATATGAAAGTAGAGACGACCATCAATGTACCAATGTCTAAAGATTTCGTATCCTTGTCTTTCAAAATCTAATAAATCTTTGACAGTATCAAATTCTTCTCTGATTGTTTTTTTAATTGATTCACTTACGTCTACATTATCTATGTTTAGTTCTACAACATGGGATTCGGGATCATAAACAACTGATTCATTGATGACATCATCAATAGCATTCTCACATTCAGGCTGCATAGACATCTTTCGATATCTTGTTACTAGCTCGCCTTCTGTTTTAGATGTTTGCTCTAGGTCAACGTATTGTCCATAAACGCCGCCTTCAGCTACAACGACAGCACCATCATCATCTTGACGTGGTACAAATGAACCAAGATCTTCTTGATTTTTTCTTTTGATTTCAAAACCGAATAATTCAGCCATTAGTAGTCCTCATAATATATTTAGGGATACTATTAGAGCCCTTCATCAGGGCTCTATAGTTATCTGTTTTAGTTTCCGCCTGCGTTGCCTGTAGAACCACCAGTCACTTCCCACCAATCGTATTGGAAAGTTACCTGGAATTCTTGTAGAACATCAGTACTGTTCCAATCTACTTCCATTTCAGTAATGTTTACTGGGAAGATTCCGTTAAAGCTGTACTCTCTAACTGGTACGCCGGTCTTACTAAATTGTGTTACTCTAGCAGTTGACTTGTATGATAGATCACTTGCAGATCCAAACCCTCTAACGTTACCAAGGTGAGAGTTAATGCTTTGCATCCACTCTTCCATTGCATTTCTGATTAAAAAGTCTTCGTCATTGATTACTGTAACGTTCCATTCTGCGAATGTTCTGTCACCTGCAATCTTTACTTTTCTACCGAAGTAAGGTACTTCAATTAGACCCAACGTTGAAGCTGGAATCTGTGAAGCTCTAATCATAAATGGTGCTTTAATATCACCTGCACTGTTTGCTGGGTTCGTCAGTTGAACTTGGAATAGCGATGGTCTAGCACCACCAAGGGTTAACTGTGACCTGATTTCGTTAATGTTAAAAGCCATTTGTTTATTCTCCTATTCCTATTTATTAAAACTGTCCAACTATCTCTGAGAATTCTACTCCAGATCTTACTGCAACAAAGTTCAATTGAATGAAGTTAATAGATCTTGCTGGTTTGATGTAGATATCTCCAACAAATTCATTTCTATCGATCACTTCACCAGTGTTGTTTGATTCGTCACAAACCACTCTGAAGTCGTAAATACCTCTTCTTCCTTGAACATCTCTTAAGAAAGGCTCTACCAAGTTTCTAAATTGTGATCTAGTGAACTCATCATTGAATTCGAATAGAGTAAATTTAGATGCTGTTGCAATTGCTTTTTCAAGAACAATGAATAATCTTCTAACATTGATTCTATCAAATGCACTTGGCTTGCCAAGTAATGTTTTATCTCCAAACAATACTGTACCTTGTCCAGGGAATGTAACGACTGGGTTGATGTCTGATTGATAAAGTACATCTCTTTCTGCTTTCTTAGGATTGAAAGCTAGTTTTACGATGTTCTTAATCTGACCTCTGTTGAAACCAGCAGGTGAGAACCAAGCATCTCTTAGCTCATCTGTTCTTACTGCTAGTCCAGCTACGTCACCATTCAATGGGATCCATCTGTACTTGTCTGAATATTTGTCGTATTGATACTTGTAACCACTATCAACCATTGCGTATGAGCTATTGGATAGTGAGTTTCTGAATGTTACGATGGCATCTTTTTCGTTGTTAGCGTTGTTGACAACGTCTTCTTTAGCTGGTGAAATGAATACTACGCAGTCTTTTCTTGACTCACAGATGTTATCTATGATGTATTTTCCAAGACCTTCGCCGTTTGTTCCGCCAACTGATTTACCTGTAAGGATTAAACTTACGTCTACATCTTCTGCTGACTTGTAGAAATCATATCCGCTTGTTAATGTTCCAAGAGAAACACTTCCTTCTGCAGCAGAATCAACACCAAGTTTTAGTGAATCGTAAACAGCATTGTCAGTTGTCAAAGCTGTTGATGCTGCAGCAGTTGTATCTGCAGCAATGGATTGTGCATAAGGTGCATAAATCCAAGATGATTGATTTTCAATTACATCTTTCCAGTAATTTGATTCACCAGTTTCTGTTTTAGCATCTGTAGCTCTTGAAAGTCCTTCAAAGACTTCTAGAACTTGGCCTGGTACACCTGTGATATCTCCGTCTTCGTCTACTACTACAACG